TAATCTCATAGATTCCTTTTTGTAGAAGATGCGCTAGTAGACGGGTGAGAACCCCCAGTATTACCTACTAGCGCGATTCTCAATTCTCACTCACGTGATAATTGTAAATAACTATAAATTCACCAACTTTCCCCCGGAAGATTATGAAAATCGTTAAACGTGGACATCATGGTGGTTCTAGTTGGAGAAAAACCCTTGTTAAGAAAGCAGCTCGTGAAGGTGGAAAGGTGCTCTCCTACGGAGTTAAACGTCTTAAAGAGTACGTCCGAAACAAACGACGTACCCCCGGAAATAATCAACGAGCTCCGGCTAAGTTTGCTCGAAATCTTATACAAGGGGATGATGTTCACTCTGGTATTAATACAAACCGTATTAATTTGGTTCTCCATAAAAGCTTAAAGCATAAGACGCTTGCGCGTTGGAAATTTGCACAGATTTCGTCTTCAAATTTCACGGCTAGAGCTGGAGAACAGGGAGTAACGATTTTGTGGGGTATTAACCATCGTAATAATTTTTTGACTAATGCTGCGAACCCTAGCAGTATTGAAATTTTCAGAAATTTGTTCGAGTTGAATAACAACCGCCAGGTTACTGGGTCAAATTTCATTCCAGCTCAGATGCCTGATGCTGATCGTATGTGTGTGTTTCATTGTACTGTAACTCATATGTTGACTAATATGTCAACTATTCCTGTGGTTATGTATTTGTATTATGTAACTCCAAAAAGAGATTCGCTTGTATTTTGCGATACTCTTTGGGGTAATGCTTGTACTACTGAAGGTATGACTGTTGCCAATCATGTGTCTCCAGGTGCTGGTGTTTATAATGCTGGAGCAACTTGGGGATCTACATTGAATACTGATTGGCATAACAAACCTGATTATTACAAGAATTGGAATACATTCTTTCGTATAATGAAAGTAAAAAAGGTTGTTTTAGCTGCTGGTGCAACGCAAGAGTTGGTTATTCGAGTTGCTGTTAACAAACTTGTTAACAGAGAACAGTTAACGAACAGCGTTAATGATAATGTTAGAGGATTGACCGTAGATTGTTTGGCAACAATTTATGGTGCTGCAGTTGAGGATGTCACTGCTGGAGCTAACATAGCTACTATTGGAGCAGCCAAAGTAGCGAGTGTTGTCCGTAAGCACTGGACTTGCGGGCAAATTAAGGATGGAAGTGCTCGAGTTGATGATGCTTTTGTTTACCAGCAAATTCCTTTCAATAGTTCTATTGCGAACGAAAGACAGGTTGATGCTGTGGATGCTATTGCTCCTGTTGAACAAGGTTAATAAAAGTCAAAAAAAAACTTTATTGAAATAATTCTTCGAAATTCATAAAATGAGTTACTTGTAATCTTCTCAATAAAGCAGACTTAGTTTTTTCATCTAAGTCTGGATACCAGTTTTCTGGGCTTACATTGCTGGTGATGTAGAAGGTCTTTGCCTGTAATACCATGGATGCCCCTTTGATTTCCACAATGACCGGGTAACGATCCAACCATCGGAGCATGTGCGAGATGTGAATGTTTCCACGAAATTCATCGATGATAACAACTTCTTGGCCGCGATATCCACACCAGAATTTGGTGTTTGGATCTTTAGGGTAAGAGTCCAAGCCTCCTCGTTGCCAAGCAGTTCTTGACTTGCCTGTCCCAGTGTCACCCCAGAAAACATAGACAGTTCGCTCCATTTCAATTGGTTCACAGTAGTCTGACGCAATGGCTCTGAGAGTCCTATAATGTTGAATACGTAAAGAACTTTCGATTCCCATAAGATCTCCCTTGGTAGCGGAATCCCATACTTTGTCCCATTCTGCTGCGTTTGCTCGATCGATTGGTTTCTTCCCAAGTTCGAACTGGGTTCCCTCGACCCTAGTCTGTTCCTTCCAGACATAATCTCCGGCTGCTGGGCTTCTGGTGAGTTCAAAGTGGAATGGTCCAAACAGCTCTCGAACTCCGGATAGAGATTTCTTCTTGGAGAAGGCGACCATGATCTGCCAGTGTAAGAATCCTCCTTCTCCTCTTTCAAGTTGCCCTTTGATCCACTTTGTTCCTGGCATGGGAAAGGGGGTGAAATGTTGGAAAGGTATTGTCCCAATCCAAAAGATTCCTTGTCTTCTTTTTTGCATGGAGTGACGAATGGATTTTTCATGTAAATATTGGTTGGATCTCTGTTCTTATATAGATCAGTTCGGCCGAAGAGTGGCACGCATGACACGATCGAGGCCTGAGCCCAACCGCCCGACCGCCCACTATCGGCCCGCCCCGGCCCGCTGGATCGGGTCCCCAAACTACGATAAATTTGGACAATATAACAATCATTACTGTATTGACCACCCCCCTTGGGGGGCCGGGGGGGGACCTCTGAAAACACCTTGGGGGCCCCCCCGAAGGGAGGGGAGTGTTTTGCGGCCTGATAATGCTTAATCTCATAGATTCCTTTTTGTAGAAGATGCGCTAGTAGACGGGTGAGAACCCCCAGTATTACCTACTAGCGCGATTCTCAATTCTCACTCACGTGATAATTGTAAATAACTATAAATTC